ATCAGCGGTATGAGTTTACTGGCTGCAGCCTGGACAAACCAACTTTCGTTTTTTAATGAATCAGCCAATCCATGCATAATCGACAATTGACCGCCTTCCTCCGTCTTTGCGAGTTCCTGGGCAGCATTCCCCATAGCACCATTCCAAAAATTTTTAAAGCTGTCTCTCGCTTGAGGCAGCATAAACTCCTCAAAGTCGACCAGGAGCTGTTCCCTAATCTTAGTGGTGATGACTTCCAGGGAAGCTAACAAAGTTTCGTTTGACTCTTCAGCCATCAACCAGGCTTCTATATTTTGCCTGGTTCTAATTGGAATCCACCAGGTGTAAATTACCAGGTATAATGCGAAGCTGAGAAACCAAACCAGGAAAAATTGTTGGTCGGTCATGCTAGACCTTTTCCACCAGGTGTGAAACCAGTTTCTCTTAAACGTCGTTCTAGAAACTCCAGCCAAGTTTCATCAGGTTTCCGTTTTTCAACTTCTGGAAGGTCTGGAATGTCAGGTATTATTTCTTCAATCTCTGCTTTAGCCTCATCTACAAGGTGCTGAATAAACAACTTAAGATTGCTAGGAAGATCAGTAAGGGCCTGGGCAAGGAAATTCAGCATATCTAAAGCCTCATCCGTTTTGTCATACATTGCAGCCAGGACAATTCCTTTAGGTAATCCCAGATCAATAGTAGGAACTACTTCAGCTACTGCGATTAAGTTATTCATTGCGCTGATCCTTTTGTCAACTTTAGATATTCCTAACCAGGTGACCCCCTGGATAAACGGAGTAAACGCTCTTATCACTTCAGGAATAATAACTTCCCAGGGGATCTCTTTAACATCAATTTTTACCATTTAGATCATTCCTTGATCTGTACCGACCAGGTAAACGATCACCAAACGAACCAGGAGTTTTTCTATCCAGGCTTTATCTTGTACCCATTCTGGCAGATCAATATTAATTATAGTGCTCATTGTTGTCGCTCATTGGTATACTCTGCCTACAATCATGGCTGTAAAATCAACATTAGCATTAGCACCCACTAACAGTTTAAAGTGTGTAAAGGGTGGGATGATCATATAGAATGGATTATCATATTGAAAACCTCCACTACTTGCAGAGTCTATATTTTGTCTAAAGACTGCCTCTCCATTCATTTCTATTCGAGCGTAAAGTGCTGCAGTACCTACTTCATCCGACATAACAGATACCCTGGTATCAATATATTCAGCACCTGTGGTAAAATCAAAACAAACGCTATCTGCAGTACCACTACTAGCGTTCGCAACTATTCCACTGAAGCCGTAAACGTGATCTCCAATAAAGTTTAGACTACTACCAGTACCTGCAGGATTACTCCCTGCAATATTACCGGCACCCCCTAGGATCGCCATTAACTTACTCGAAGGTCAAAGTGCAGCCTACATCAGCAGCTGCGGTTGATCCTATTTGAGCGTAGGCTATTTCCAGACTATTACCTGGCACAACAGCCAGGTTAGTTTCATACTGTGCAAAGTTTGTATTTGCTCCAGTTGAAGTACCTAGGACACATTGACCAGGTGTAATGAAAACACTTGCTCCGTCCTTCATGGCATTACCTGAGATCTGAATCATTCCGCCACATTCTTCGCCAGCTCCATCAACTACAGTGGATACTGCCATCTGCTTAATCGCAGATACGCCCTGGGGAACCGTAAAACTGGACGAAACAGTCGAACCAGCTAATTGGTTAAGGGCTACAAAACTCGTGCTTCCAGTCAGGGTTCCTGCCGGTGCACTTCTACTTACTACTATTGCCATTGTTATTTCCTTATCAGATCCTTAGGTAGATCTTTTGCCCGCCCAATTTTATTGAGGGGAACCATTTTCTTACTATACCACCAGCTGCGGCAGTTATGATAGCTCCTGTAAGAACTGTCTTGCCTTCGGTTGTATTTATCAAACTAACTGCGTTAGATGCAAGTTTACCAAAAGCCGGTGCTAACTTGGAATCTAAAACATCCTTGATTACGCCAGGCGTCGCAACGGACACTCCAGCTATACCAACAGGTTTTCCTGCGTTCAGATAACTTGCAACGGACAACCCTGCGGCCATCCCCGTCACACTAGGGTGGGGCATACTGGGTCTACGATATCGGGCCATATTATTTTTTCTCCTTGGATTGCCAGTGGATCTTCCACGCCTGGTTGATGGCCTACGTTTGTTCTGCTTACGAGAGCGACCCCTGGAAGCAGTGTAAGATTTCTTAGAGATGAGCTTGCCATCTCTGAAATACATAGTTCGGCCATTCTTTCCTTTCCGTGTATAGAGGCCCACTGGCATAATCATTAAAGCAACTTCCATTATATAACCGTTTACCACTAGCGTAAGTTAACTTTTAATAGCAAAACGTGAATTCCATTTTAGATGAGCGACTCAGAACATAAATATAGCTTAGGGACCCCGTCCTTGATGCGTGGTTTAGAAAAGGGTCAGGAGTGCGAAGTAAAATTCCTCACTGATCCTAAGCCTGTGGAAACAGAGCATGGTAGTAAGTTTGACATTCAGGTACAATTACTATCACATCCCCATCCTGACTATTCTTCTCTTGATAAGAAAGGGAAGCACTTAACCTGGCGAACTAATTGCCATGTTGTAAGAGTTACCATAATGGATCTCTTTGCGAATGAAGTAGAGAACTTCCAGAAAGACTGGTATGAGCGTACCTGGACAATCTCTTGCAGAGAGGATGGCAACATCTGGGTCGAATCATGAAACGTAGATGCAATATCTGTCTGCAGTCAAAGGATCATCTCAAGACTGACAAGTTTAACAGTGAATTAACAATATGTTACAAATGTCAAAAGGTAATTACCAACATTGTAAAAGCGGGTTGGATCACTAGCACAACTGAAAACAAAACCTTTTAGACGCGTACTAGGAGAAAGGGGCAAAAACTATGCTTTACAATCAAAATCCGTTAAAGACAGAATGAGGACTAGAGGATGAGGTGGGGTAGCATAGGGTATAAAAAGCGAGTTTGGGGCGTAGAAAGGCGCTCCAGGGGCGTTATTTGCCCAATCCTAGGCCTTTCAATGCCGTGCTAGTGGCGTCCGGCTTGGATTCAGCTGCCTTAGTGATCAGCGGTATGAGTTTACTGGCTGCAGCCTGGACAAACCAACTTTCGTTTTTTAATGAATCAGCCAATCCATGCATAATCGACAATTGACCGCCTTCCTCCGTCTTTGCGAGTTCCTGGGCAGCATTCCCCATAGCACCATTC